AGTTCAGCCCACACAGACAACTTGACCATCACCAGCCCATCAGACCAGCCATCAGGCATTAGCACTGCTCTGGTGGGCTTACGCAGGCTGCCATAGTCAGATTGATTACCTATCACTTGTGCTTCTATGCGTAGCCATGCTGTAACTGCTGGCTGTATCTGCTTGCCTGCTTTCACTTCATTAGCAAACAATGAATCTTGCCAGTTTTCTTCATTGGCATCACCAAACTTGTTTGATGGTTTCACACCTAAAGCCTTGCGTGCTGTGCGCTGTTTGTTTAGACCCTTGCGCCGATTCCTAGCACCCATGCAACGCTTGCAGACACAGCCACGCACATGGCGTTGGTTTGTGATGTTGCCATACAGATCACACCCACATGGGCATTCACCCTTGCGTGCTGCTTCTTCTTCTGTCATTCAGCAAGTGTAGAACATCACTGATGCTTGTTCAGTTCTATTGCGCAGGCAATGATGTTGGGGTTTGTGATTGTGCCACTGCGCACCTGTTCAATCACAAGTTCTAATAACTGTTCTAGTTCTTTGCGCCTACGCCCAGACACAGTAGAAGCAGGTTCATCAATGCGTTCAGCATCTTCATACTTGCCACGCTGATCAGAATGCACATACACATGACACCTGTTGATTTTCTTGCGCAACATAAACACAACGCCATTCTTGTGAAGGATTGACAGCGCACCAGAAGATTGCCCATGATGCAGATTCAACAGATCACCTACCTGCTGATAGGTCAGCCCTGCTGGGTGTTGCGACAGTGTGCGCAGTATCTGTCTGGCACGCTCTGTGGCTTCACCAGTGGCTGCTTCTCTGTTGGCTCTGTCTTTGCTGGCAGGCTGGTTCACATACCCTGCTGTGCCTGCGTAGGGCAACAGTTCATCATCTGATGGTTCTTGATCATCAAACAGGTTTGGCTGGTCATCACTCATTGTGTGTCTTTCAAGATTTGTGCTGCTAATTGTTGGGCTGCTTTGCCCATTGGATTAGTTGCGTGTACCCCTGCTGCTCTGTCTTTATCTCTTTGCTTGGCAAGTTCCAGTGCGTACTGATCTGTGCCTTTGCCAGAAGCACGATCTGCTTGCCTATCGGCTGCATCAATATCAGCATCAAGGTTCATCTGTTCTGCTGCTTCAAGTAGTTCAGCAGCCAGTTGGCGCAGTTCATCTGCTGACAGTGGCAAGGATTGCACAGCGTTACCGTTGTGTGCGTATTCACCCATGATCAGAAATGCTTTTGCGCCTAGCACTGTGCTGTGACTTGTAATTACTTCTACTGATGTGTTCATTGTTGGTTTTCTTTCTTTTGCTTTTTGTTGGGTTGGCAGCCTGCGACTATGTGAAACATCAAATCTGTGTAGCGTTTGAATGTTCTTTTGCAATCGTGGCAAACATGATCTGTTGTTGTGTTCATCACTTGCCAGCCTTTGCTGTGTAGGCACGCATTTGATCTATCAGGTCACAAGCACCATCAACATCACGCCATTGGTATCTGGTCATCAGATCGCCTACTTCATCTGCAATGAATGCAGTTACCACTTTGGCTGTGCCTTTTTTTGTATTGCTAGAACCAAAGATTTCAATTGGTGTGCCACAGAATGTTGCTGCAACTGACCAACTAAAACCATTGCCATGTTTGTTTGCGTTTTTCATTGGTGTGTATTCAATGCTTGCTGTGAACAGATCAGTAAGTGTGGTGATGTTCATTGTGCTGCTTCACCTGTAATGCGAATGCCCATTATCTTTGGGTTAGTCAGGGTTGGCATACCCCAACCTTGTGTTTCATACACAATTTCTGATTCAAAGCCAGCAGCAGAAATGACTTCAATAACTTTTGTTGCCCACTTCATTTGAAAATCATTGTCACGATTCTCATATGTATTGACAAGAATCTTGCCATTGTCAAAGTACCAACCACGCTGAATCAGCCTGCGCTTGAAGTATTTATTTTCAGGAAGGTTTGAGTTCCTAAGTGCTGATGTGATCTTGTTTGTTTTCATACCTGAACTATAACCACAGGTGATACCCAGATGCAATTACCCTGTGAAATCCTTGCTAGGTAAGGGTTTCAGAATCCTAGAAACCCTATCCAATGGGAAACTGCGCCAGCGTTCCCTACCTGTAGAGCCACCAAAACAACACACAGACCCATCAGGATTGAAGCCCCTACAAACAAACTTGCCACGCAAACCATTCACAGTGAACCAATCACCATCAGTGATTTCAAGCAATAACAAACTTGCCATCAGAACCCAACACAATTTCTGCTTCACCCTTACGCACAGACAACAGCGCATCAATCACTTTCTTAGCCACCTGTGATGACATACCAGCAATGCCAGAACCAAACTGATCAACCAACAGTTGTTCATCACATTCTGTTTGGCGCAACAAGTTGTTGATGAAGTTTGTTTGTGCTTCTGTTATTACTGCACCTGATGGTTTGTTGGCTGGTTTAGATGATGGCGCAGGGTCTGATGATTTTGTTATTGGTCTTGCCTGTTCATGTTGTGGTGCAGCCTGTTGTGGTCTTGCAATGCGTGTTGCCTGTTCACGCTGGGGTGCGTCATGTGGTGATCGTTCATAAGTATCTGAATCAGGGTCTGCTTCATCAGTTGGCAGGCACAAGGTTTGTAGCAGTGCTGTTCTGAATGCAACGCTGTATGCCTTTGCTGTGGCTTTATCGCCACTATCCATAGATTCAGCACTGACAGTTGCAGCCACATTTGAACCATCTGGTGCGTAAAAGGTATATGTGATTGTGATGCGTGCGTGACCCATCACAGTTCTGTTCTGCCCCACCTGCACAGATTCATAATCACTTGTGATTACTGTTGGCACTACAACAACGCCATGCTTGCGTAACGCTGGTGACACAGCATTGATCACAGCGTCAATACCTCTGAAGTTGAACTTCTGATGGCTGTTGTAATCACCCTTCTTCACTGCACCAGCATCTGTCATCACTTGTGTAAGCAGGCTAAATATTTGTGGCTGTGTCATCACACTGCACCCTTCACTGTGCGCATCACTCTGAATGATGTTGTTTTGCTGAACTGTTTAGCCATATCTGGGTGTGCATCATTGAATGCTTTGCTATCAAATCGGCTGGTTGATTGGGCTTTGAATGTCAATACCTTTTGCCCATCACTGGTGGCTGTTTCATGGTCACGCATCAGGTTGGCTAACTGGTCTTTCAATCGGGCTTCAAGTTGTTCTAGTTCTTTCAACGCTGCTTTGGCTGCGTTCCATTCCATGATTAGTGATAGTGCTGCATTGTCTAGTTCTAGTTCCCCAGATGGCTCTGGGTGTAGCAGTGATACCTGTTCATAGTTCAATGGCACATCTTCTGGCAATTTGTCTGCATCAATGGATTCACAGAACGCTGTAACCCTTTCAACCATCAGTTCAATATCATTGTTGTGGCGTTCAACATTGAACATACTGATACGCAGTTGGCGATCTAACACAACAAAAGTAACCAGTTCAGCATCAGTGCAAAACATCTGTGCTTGTGCTTGCCAATACCATTCAGGTAAGCACAGATCATTGGCAAGCCATTTTGTAGTGGTCTTGCATTCAATCAAACGCCCATCATCAGCAAGCCCATCAAGCGTGGCTATCAACCTGCCATTCAGGTACATCACATCTGGTGTTTCAACTTGCAGATTTAGTTCTTCCTGCGCTGCTGTAATCAATCCTGATTCAAGCCATGTGCCACGCTTCATTGCATCATTCTGTTCACGCACAATGGGTGGCTGCATTTTTTCTATAGCCAGATCAATAATGTTTTTCCAGTCATTGCAGCCCATGATGCTTGATACTTCTGATGCGCCCACAATGGTTTGCCCATCATGCTTGTGGCGTGTCTGCAACCATTCAAGGCTGCCATGTGTGGGTTTATTTATCTGTTTCATGTGATCACTATGGCAGATGGGTGTGTCATACTTGCAACCCCTAAATGCAAAAACCCCACTGACATAGCCAGCAGGGTTTTCACATGAACAAACATAACAACGCACTAAGCGCAACCATGCAGATATTGATGGTAGCACCTAGAGTGTCAAACCCACACATGAAAGAACAAACATGACACAAAGAATCACTGCTGATAATTACTTTTCAATAGTGCCTGAATGGGTTTTATACGCTGATATTTCAGCGTTGGCTGTCAGGCTTTACGCAACACTGCAACGCTATGCAGACAAAGATTCTGGTGGCTGCCACCCATCACGCAAGACCCTTGCTGATCGTTGTTGCACAACAACCAAAAGTATTGATAGAGCATTGAAAGAACTGGTTGTGTTGGGTGCTGTGACTATGCACCAACGCACATCAGCCAATGGTGATCTAACTAGCAATCACTACACAGTGATAACTAATGCAGGGGTAGAGACAAAAACGCCCCTACCTAGAGACATAAACGCCACTAGGGGTAGGGACAAAATCAACCCAAGAACTAGAGTCAATATAAACCAGAGTCAAGAACAGGCAAGTGTGAAAACACTTGCTGATGAATGGTGGCAGTTTTACAAGACACGCACAGGTGGCAAAACCCCAACAGGTAAGCGTGCGTTTTTTGCGTTGCAATCTGTGATCACTGCTGCTTTGGATTCTGGCTGGTCTGTTGATGATGTGCGTGATGCGCTGACCAGATGCGCAACTGTTCCTAGTGTGATGCAGTTTGATAGGGAACTGGCAAAGGTTGTGCAATCCACGCAGACCAGCCCCAAACGCCCTGTAAGCGTTTGTTTCAGGTGTAAGGGTACAAAGATGCGTATCGGCTGGAATGACACTGGCACATTGGTTGATGACCTGCCATGTGATGTGTGTTGAGACAAACAAAAGCCCCACCCATTACAGGTGGGGCTAATGCTGGGTGGTTTATTTCTGGTGGGCTACGAAATCATGCACTGTGTCAATTGCGCAGAATGCAGAACGATTACGCCCACCAACTTTGCGCATCACCACTGTTGATCCTTCCAGTGCAAACCAGCCTTCAACAGTTCTGAAACTGTAATCAGGTTTCATATAGGTGATTGTTCCACGCTGCTCTATGTAGTTCAGTATTTGGTTCTTCATTAGTTGCCTTCTTTGTTGTTGTTGTTGAATCGGTCTGTTGTGATTACTTTGATTGGCTTTACAGTGCCAACTTCATGCTTTGGCACAATGGCTGCTTGTGGGCGAAACCCACCAAACAAACCAACTGTTGCTGGCACAAGAACATAACCTTCAACAAATCCACGCTTGGCTTGTGTCTCACGCTTGGCTGATCTGAACGGTACAAACGCACCAGTTGATTTGCCATTGGCATCAAGTACCAACCATGAAGTACCAAAGTTTGAAGTGACCATTCTGGCTGGAATCCAATTACCTGCAAGATCAAACAATGCAATTGTTTTGATTGTTCCATCTGTCTGTGCAAGTTGCGCTGTTAGTTCATCAAACTTTCTGAACGCACGATCTTGTGTGTTTTGCATTGATGATGCAAACACTTCTGGTTCTGCTGGTGCTGCTGGTGTTTCTTGTGGTGTTGCAATCAACTTGCCATCAGTTGCTGTTGCCCATGATGCCAATGCACCATTGATCACTATTTTGATGTTGCGCAGGCTGCGTGTAGTTGTCATTGTGTTTTCTGAAATAAAGACACGCCAGCCATTGATGGCTGGGTAGATCTTGATTCCTTTGTAGGTTCTGATGTTGCTGGTGGTGGTTGTGTTTGTTTCCATACCTGAACTATAACCACAGGTGATAGCCAGATGCAAGTATCAATTTCAAACCCTTACCCCACAAGGCTTCCAGCCATATGCCACCCAAGTGACACAGAACCTGATTAGGGTTGAACCCACCAGCCCCTAGTTAGCCACCATGCGTGGTCAAAACCAAATCTGCCTAGCGCACCCAGCATTGCACCAGAAGTGCCTGTAAGCCTGTGAGACAAGCGCAAACGCCAGTGTGGGATACAGACAGCCACCATGCGTGGAAATCCTTTACAGCGTGGCAGGGAAAGCACACCCATGAAAACCAAACCAATATTCATAATCATCATTGCATTAGTTCTGCACCTGTGGATCTTTGCACTGTTCGCCCAAGACACCAAAGCAGCCACCTACCCAACAACCAAACACCTACCCTGCCAACAGTGGCACAAACAACTGCGTGCCAATGGGCTACCAGTAGAAGTATTTGCACCCATTATGTATCGGGAATCCAGATGCCAAAGAACTGCTGTGGGCTGGAACTACAAGAAGAATCGCAACCATAAAGATTGCAAACTGTCACCAGCAGCCACCTACCGTAAATGCAAACACATAAAATCCTATGATATTGGGTTGTTGCAGATCAACAGCACATGGAAAACCCTTACCTACCAAACCTGCAAAACCAAAGAGATACTGACCCTACAAAAAGCCAGTTGCAATCTGGCTGTGGCAGCACTGATCTACAACAAAGGATTAGGGTTGGGCAACTGGCGTGCAACAAGCAATGGTATTATCACTACTAAATAACCCACCCCTAGAAAGACAGCCATATGCCAAAGAAACAAACACTAAGCCCAGAGATTCTGAACTACAGCGCAACAGCGATCCTGTCTGCACGCATCAGCGCAGGTGTCAGCCAGCGTGACCTATCAGTGCGCATGGGAATCACACAACCATTGATCAGCGCATGGGAACATGGCAAATCAGTACCATCACTTCATCATCTGGTAGCCATTGAAACTTCATTGGGTTTATCAACAGGTGAATTGATTATGCCGATTGCATACCCAGCGCATCATGGGGATACACCCACACCCAAGTAACTATGTCTGAAGTAGGTGTTGAAGATGCGTGGAAGCGTGAGAGAGTAGCAAGGCTTTCAACAACACCTATATTGCGTGCTATAGAAAACTTACCTGTGCGTGATGCTGCACAACTGTTAGGTGTCAATATTGGCACTGTTGTGAAATGGCGTGCCAGTGAAGGATCAGCAACAGTGCATTATGCAAGAGCAGACAGAATCGCAATCAGGCTTGGCGTTCACCCTGCTTATATGTGGGGCAAAGAATGGTGGCAGATTTAGACAGCAGAAAACCCCAGCACACTTGTTTGGTTTGTGTGCTGGGGTTTTTCTTTACTAGGTGGGCAGGGTCAGCAGACAGCAAGCCAACCCCACCCAGATCTATTCAGGCTTAGGCAATGAACGCCATCTTGCTTCAAACTCTTGCGCTGTCATATCAGAAACTTCTATGTGCAACCAGCGTGGTGAACCTTCATAAGAACCAGCATTATCTGTCTTTGTAAAAATCTTCACACCAGCCTTGCCTTCACCCCTGCTACAACGCCACCCAGCACCAAAATCACCAAACGCATACCAATGGATTTCACATAAACCTAAGTGTTCGCTGTGTTCAACTTCTTTGCCATCAATCACTGATGAACCTAGAAACCAATCCCACATCTGGCGTGCTTGTGCTTCATCTTTATATTGGATATCTGCTGCAAAACCACTTGCGTGAACTGATAAATACTTTTCATATCCTGCATCACCAATCTTCATATTTTTGGTGTGATCGTTGCGCATCAAACGCAGTGAATATGTACCCAACGATTTTGTTTGCCAACGCCTAGCGCACAAATCAACAAGTTTGGCTGTTACTTTCTTTTCACCACCACCATTGAAACTTGGGTAGTAAGGATATTTTCTGGGCATTACTACTTCTTTTCTTCTGGTACAACACCAGTGAAGGCTGCGTTGATTTCAGCAGCAGTAAGGTTGCCATCAACAGATGATCTTGCAAGTCTTTCAATAACGGTCACACAGGCACTGATGCCTGCAAGCAACGCTGATTTGGCTACTGGAATACCACCAATGATGGAAGCACCACCAATGATTGCCATTGCATTCACCACAAATGTGCTGATGATGCGTTGAATGATGCTGATTGCAGTTTTCATTTTTCTTCTTTCCCAGATAGGGCTAAAACAACAAGGTTGATAACCAACCCTGTTGCGCCAATGTATAAACCAATTCTTTTTGTGTCACCTGACAGGGTTATCAAGACCAGTGCTGTGCCACACAATGTCCAAACCAAACCAGATACTTCACCCAAAAATCTATTCATACTTGAAACAAGTATGCACCATGTTGTTTTCTTTCACTGTCAGTTTATCTTGCGTGATGCTGTGGGTATAGCAGAAAGCATTGCGCCAGCAGCCACAATAAGTCTGCGTGTTGAAATCGGCACTGTTGAACCTAACGGTACATAGGTATCTGTTTTGCCATCAAATACATTGATGGCTGTTTCAAATGATTCACGCACACTGTCTGAAGCAGTTTGCACCACAGCAATCAGTTCTTCTAATTGGTTTGGTTCTATGGTTTCCAGATCTAACGCTTCAAAGATTTGTTGTGCTTCATCAGCAGACACACTTTCAAGAACTGCTGCGCTGGTTGCCAGTTCAACAGCCTGTTCAGATGTGATTTCATTATCAAGGATTTCAGCCACCACTGCTTGTATTTCTGTTTGTGATGCTGTGTCTATGTTCGCTAGAAGTTCTATGATTTGGTTATCAACTATTTCTGTGGGGGTTTCTAATGGTGGTTCTTGAATTGGTAGTGATGTTGATGACGCTACTTCTGGCAAGGTTGGCGTGGGAATGGTTGCGACAGGCACAGAAGTTGTTGAAAGAGCAACAACAGTTGGCACAGGATTTTGTGTGGTCACAGGTGGATTGGTCACAATCGGATCAGCCACAGTTGTTGTTGTCTGAACCACAGTTGTTTGAACCTGAAGAACAGTTGTCTGAACTTGATGTGTGGTCTGTGTTTCAGGATAAGAAGAAGAAGTAGTTGTTGTTTCTGGTTCTGTTGTGGTGGTTGTTTGGCGTACCGTTGTTGTTGTTTGTTCTGTGGTTGTGGTTGTGCTACTGGTTTGATTAGCAGTAGTTGTAAAGGCTTCATCAGGCACTATGACCCAGCCTGTATTGTCAATGTTCCATGCCAGCATGAAGCAAGTGCCACCACCATTTTCATAGAACCAGCCATCAAGGGTTAGTGATTCATTGGCTGGCAGGGTCATGGTTTCTGTTTCAATTGCGCTACAACCTTTGTCTGACCAATCACCCCATTCATAACCATCTATTTTCATTGTGCCACCATCATCAGCAGCCAGCCAGAATTGAATGGTGTTGTGTGCAGGCAGGGTGATGAAGCCTGTGTAGTGAACCATGAACAGATCATCTGGGCAGCCAATCATGGGTTCACCATCAAAACTTCTGTTTATGTTGTTTTCTATTTCGCTACCACATGATTGATATGTGTAATCAGTTTTGCTGGGTGGCACATCAGTGATCACATAATAAACAGCGTTGATGCCTGTGATGGGTTGTGCTTGTGCGTGGGTGCTGAAGAACGCAAGTAGGGCTACTGGTATAAAGATAAGCCAGCGCAGATCATTTATCTTTGTGTGCGTGCCAATCAATGTGTGTGCCTAGTCTGCTATCTACCGTGTCTATTTTGGTTATGACGCTATCTAGTTTGTCTGAATTGCTGGCGTGGTCACGATTGTTTTGCCTGCGTGTAGTTTCAATCAACGCCACTATCAACGCACCTGTCATACCAATAACAGCAACAACAATTTCATTCATTTTCAAGCACTAATTTCTTGCACTGTTATAGATGATGATGTGATAAATGAAGTATCAGAACCACGCCTATTTACAAATGTTGTACCAACTCTGGTGAAATACTGCATCTTGTATGTTGTTGCACTTGTAGTTGCTGGTGAATCTAGAAATACAATATCTACTGTATCCATTCCAGTATCACTAATGATGTTGCCACGCTTGTATGCAGAAATATTGTTTGTTCCACCAGTACCAACTGAAATGGCTGTAGAGCCACGCAGAAGCAGATAACTAGTATCATCTGCCGACAAAAAACCAACATGAAGATTTACTGTTACTAATACTTTGCTAGTTGCGCTTGTTGGTGTGATGCTTACTGAAAACCCTGCAACATCAGTTGCTGTGGTGCTGGTGGTTGATGTTGTTGTATTTAGAACAGTTTGTTTTGTTTGCACAACTGAACCACTGGGTGAAGAAATACTTACCCATGCTGTACCTGTATATGTCTGCAACACATTCAGATCATCTAGATAACAGGTCATACCTTCAGCAAGTGATGGTTCACCCACACCACCAAACGCTGCATCACGCACAGCAACAGAAGCAAAACGCATAATGGATTGATCCATCAAATAACCATTCACCTGCGCTGCTGTCAATTTACTGAACGCAGTAAAAAGTTTTGCACCTAAACCAGCCATGATTAGTTACCTGTCCATTCTTCTGCTGTGTTACCTTCAGCAACCCACGCAAGATACGCTTGATAATCAACATTGCCTTCATCATTAGGTATGCCATATTGCCTACCATCAGCATCAAAAGCAATGATTGTTCTTTCATTGTTTGGGTATGCGTTGAAAGTAATATAAAAATACTGCATCATAATTCTGCACTATAATCAATAAAGGCTGTGTTATTTACTGATGCACGAATATAAGTAGGTCTGTTGATTGCACCTGATGCTGCGTGGGTTGCTACTACTTGCCCAGTTGCGCCAGTGGCATTTGCAATAACTATTGTAAATCCAACTGCAAAAGTTGTGTCATCACTTACTTCTGCACCAGTGCTACTAATAGTGGGTGCGCTTCTCATAACAGGTGAAAACAATGTTACAAATGATGCTGCCGTTGTTGATGCTTGCACACCAAGAGAAATCAACTTTGCAACAGTTCCAGTAGCACCAACTGCTGTAACCCTTTGATAGTACCGTTGGCAAGCACGCAGGTCATCAGCATAAGGTTTGAACTCAAATGGTGTAGCAACAGCACCAACAGTTAGTTGCGCACCAGTCATCTGCCAATAATTATTTAGAGTATCTGCAAGGTTCACTTGACCAACAGCAACATTGGCTGCAACTTCTGTTTGCCATGTGGTATTCAATGTGCCTGATGAATATGTAGAACCAGTTGCCAACCACCAACGCACACGCAAAGAACCATTAGCATCATTATCAAATACACCTGTTGTATCAGCAGGGAATACAATAGAAACATATTGCCAAGTTGCTGATGCTGTGATTGTGTATGACTTAGAAACAGATCTGCTGTTATCGTCATCACGCAACTGACAAATATAAGTACCTGTTTTATTGGCTTTTACCCAAAAAGACAAAACAACTGATTGCGCTGATGCAGTACCTTTTCTAATTGCTTGCAGATTTTGTCCTTCAATGACTTGTTCAGTAATGCAATAATCACCAGCAGCAGGTGTATCAATAACTGTGCAAAGGTTCTTTATTGATTTACGGAAACCAGAACCAGTAGGTGCATCATTTTCTATTGTCTGTGTCCATGTGCCAAGCGTGTTGATCAAAAATTGGAAACGGTCTGCTGTGTAGTAATTAGTGCCAGTGATACTTGCCACGCTTGAACTACGCTGTGCCACCTGCATAGCCCCATTGATAAGCAGATTGCCTGAAGAAGAACCAGTGAACAAAACAGCATCAACCTGATCAGCAATACTGCGCATAGCAGTAGCACCATCAGTTACATAATCAGTAGAAGATGGATACGGAATTGCAAAGTTTGTAGTTGTGCCTGCCATCAAAACCCCTAAAGAATTGTCCAGATTAGATTAGACCACGATAACCCAGCAGGTACTGATTCCCAAGTCAATGTTGGCGTAACACTAGACCACGGCTGTGAATAACCAACAGGTGAAAAATGCAAATCAATATGATGCGTAGTAGAAGTAATCCTGTGATCAATACCTTCAACATACAAGTTCTTCTGAACCACAGATGGCGTACCATATTTGAAAGATTTGATAACAGAAACAAAACTACCAATATCAAGCGTGGATACAGATAGGCGTTGCGCATCTGTCAATCTATGCATATTGATAGAAAGCCCTGTGAACCAATAGTTAGGATCAGCACGCAACAAGTATTCAGCAAGAACCAAAGCATCAGCATTAGTCAATAACGGACTATCAGTAATAACAATACTTTGAACGCCATAGTTATCTTGTGAAGTTATATCTGTGCTTTGCTGATCTGTTGGTGTTGGCTGTGAAGGGTTAGGTGCAACAATGACAATCACATCATTCAAAATGCTGTCTGGTCTGATAGATGCTTTTCTGGCGACTGCTTCAGCCATAGTGATACCTACTCATAAACAACTTCCAATGTTGAATACGGAATCTTTGTAGCATCATTATCAGCAAAGATAATCGTTGGTGATTCTTCTGTGCTGTTAGGTGTGCGTGATTCCCAATTCAAAGCCCCATTGCGATCAATATACATTCTGCCCTGCTCTGCTTCTGCTATCAACATATTGAAATACGCCAATGGCGTTTGAGTAGCAACAGCAAGGTTTGAAAGATTAGCCACACCAGCAGCAATGATTGGTGCAGGGTCAGTAGGAAAACTCACTTCTGGTAAGCCTAAAATCCTGTCCACTCTTGCACCCGATAATTCTGCTGGTGGCGTAAAACCATTGATAGTTGTTGTTGATAAGTTCAGGAACGCATCAGCGCATTCAATACTAATCATGTTGTGTCCATCTATGTTGAACTCTGTGTTGTAATGCACAATGAAACCATTGAACAAATATTCACTGTTGCGTGAAATCCTTACTTGCCTGCGTGGTTCAAAACCTAAACGCCCACGATCAACATTCCAATAGGGGCTGGCACTATTAGCAACGCTGAACTTATCCTGCCCCAGCAAATCATCAATAGTGATGTTGCAGGTAGCAGCACCAAACTGTGCATCTTGGCTACTGCGCCCACGCTTGATAGAAACACCAACTACATATTGGGTTACATCAAAGAAAGTTGTAGAACCTTCAAGAAAATCTTCATCAAGAATGCCTAGCAGGTCATCATCAAGGGTAAAAACATTCTGATAGAAACCAGCATCAAGTTCAACCTTGTATGTGCCAATGTCATTCAACCCAGCCATTACGCCACCTGAATATTGATTGCACCAGAACGCCTATTGAACTTACGCAATTCAGCAACTAACACATCAGGCAAAGTTTGATCTGCAATCTTGCTGTTGATTGTGATGTTATAAACATCACCACCCATGCCACCCATCTTTGATAATGGTATAACTGCTTCTGATTCACCACCTTCGCCTATCAAAGCCAATGTTGGTTTTGTCACAATGCCACCAGAAGCCAGCGTAGCCAAACCACCAATGCTGATACCTGACAAATCAATACCACTGAAATCAAAGCCACCAGAAGAACCACTAGAAGCAGAAGAAACAGAAGTTGGCTGTGGCACATTCACAGCAACAGTAAGTTCATTTATAGCCTTCATTGCAGCCTTCATTTGTTTTGAACTCAATTTGCCTTTGCTTTGCTTCAACAGAAGGTTTGCTTTTGCTAGGGCTTTGGTGGCTTCCAGTTCACGCAACTTGGCATCACTCAAAGAATCAATTGCATCAAGTTCATCTTTTTGCGCTTTCTGCAATTCAACCAACGCATCTTTATAGGTCTGTGATTCTGTGGTGGCACCATTCACAATTTCATTCAATGTCTTTTGTGCAGCAGCAACATTGTTTGTGCTGGTAGTTACAGCATCTTGCGCATCTTTCACACTCAACTTGGCTTCAGCCAAATCAATCTGGGCTTGCCTAATCTCTGTGGGGTTGCCATTTGCAATGGCTTCTTGCAACGCAAGTTCAGCATCTGTCACAGCAAAGTTGGCTGTTTCCAATGCGTACCCTGCACGCTCTGCTTCACGCTCTGCCTGTGTCAATTCTTTTCTGGCATCAGATGCCTGTGTGGAATTAGCACCATATCCAGCAGCGATCTGGTTCAGTTTGGTTTGTGCAGTAACAACATTCTGTGTGGCTTCAGCCAAATCACTTTGGGCTTTCTTAGAAGCCTTTACAGCAGCAGTGAAAGATCTGTTGCTGTTGGCTGCACCAAACAATGCAGTAGTGAACTTGTCAAACTTCTGTGCTGCTGTCTCAACAACCTTTGCACCACTGCCAACTTGATTGCCTGCTGTGATCCCGATTTTTCCCAGCAACGCCAACGCTGCTTGGGTGTTGGTTGTTTCGCCCCTAGCAATTTCAGCCATGTTTGCAAACTCTGATAAACCAAAAGACATTGACCCACCAGCAGAAGTTGTTGCAGTAGCAGCAATACCAATGGCTTTGGCATACGCATCAAGTTTGGTAAGTGTTGTGCCTGTAGTGTCATCAAGAATCTTTAGCGCATCAACATAAGGCTTGAACTTGCCAGTACCTTTGGTTGTGTATTCAGTTACATCAGCCATGCTGATGCCCATGTCACCTAATGCTGCAACAGCAATCTGCATTTGTGAATTGTTTTTAGTTAGATTTTTGAAGGCATCAGTTTGCGCTGAACCTTCTGCCAAAAGAGCATTAGTAAAATCAATTGTTTTCTGTTCTGCTTTGGCTTTTTGGCTTGCGTATGTTCCATACAAAACTGCTGCTAAAGATAGCAACGCTGTTACACCACCTGCTGCCATCATTGCAATCTTGGTTGCGCCAAGTCTGGTGATCAATGCCTTCAATGAACCATCAGTAAGAGTAGTAACAATGTTCAACGCAATCATGCTGGCTTTATAAACACCAGTGGCGACATTCAATGCAACAATGCCAGCAGTAACACCAATGATAACTTTGCCAAAAGCACCCAAACTGTTGATGCCATTGATAATAGAACCAATCAAAAAATTGACACCAGCACCTAGCCCCTGTTCACCAACAATTTTAGTGAACTGATCTAAGACAGGTAGCACCTTATTGATGATGCCATCAGCAAATCTTTCTACAGCAGGTATCAACAGGTTGCCTAGATTCTCTTGAACATTGCCAATAGCAACTTTCATACGGTCAAAGCCTGTAGCAGTAGCCTTAGCAGT